GAATTTTTAATTGATTAAATTTAAACAAATGGAAAACAAGTTAAACACGGGAGCAATCTTTAAAAACACGAATAAGAAAGCTGAGAATCATCCCGACTACAAAGGAAAAGTAAATGTAAACCGCAAAAACATACATCGAAGAACAAGTTATCCAAGACAAGTACGGAATTAAAAAGCAATTCTACAGCCGTTACACCGACAAAGGTATTTTAGTAGAAGACGACGCTATTAAATTAGTGTCGGACATTTTGGATTTAGGGTTTACTTGGAAAAACGAAGAACATTTTACAAACGACTTCTTAACGGGAACACCCGACGTAAACACGGACACCGTTCTACTAGACGTTAAGTCAAGTTGGGACGCTACGACCTTTCCATTTTTCGCTACAGAAATTCCTACAAAGGATTACTGGTTTCAGCTTCAAGGCTATATGGAACTTACGGGTAAAACAGAATCGTTGCTGTGCTATTGTTTGGTTAACACGCCAGAAGAAATGGTAGAAGACGAAGTAAGACGCGCACACTGGAACGCTAACTTATTAGAAGAAAGTATAGACCTACGCGACGAAGTACAGAAACGCCATAACTTCGACCACATCCCAGATAACCGACGCGTTAAAGTCTTCAAAGTAGAAAAAGACGAACAAGTAATAGAAGCAATCAAAGAACGCGTGGAGTTATGCCGTGAGTATTATAACACCTTAATCAATTTCCTATGACACCAAAAGAAAAAGCAAAAGAATTAAGAACATTATTTGCCCAAGAATTAATTGATTTAACAGATAATGAGGACTTATTAAATTCAAGAATAAAAAATTGTGCATTGATATTAGTTCATGAAATAATACCTAGAATTGGGGCATATAGTAATTATTGGGTAGAAGTTAAAGAAGAAATTTATAAATTATGAACCAACAAATAGAAGATAAAATAGTATTACGCGTTCTTAGTCGATTCAGCGAACGTTCGCAAGTAGGAATAACCAAGTACAACACAACACTTGAAAGAACTGATTTAAGCACGTTACAATGGCTTACACACGCACAAGAGGAAGCTATGGACTTTGTGCTTTACTTGGAGCGACTAAAAGACGAATACAAAAGCAAACAACAACAAAACGAAGACTACCCTTGTTCTTTTGAAAATGGATGCGATGGATTTATGTGTTATAATTGTATAAAAATACACGAATACAAAAGCAAGGATTTAAGTAGAACAATGCCTAAATAAACACGGATGAAAATAACAATAGAACAATACGACCATAAGGTAACCTACGAAGTTCCACAAAATGACGTAAGCATGGAAGAAATGCTAGAAATACTCGAACGACTTCTTAAATGTACGGGTTATGTGTTTAGCGGAAACCTTGAAATAGTGGATACAAGTTGCGAAGGTGGAGCGGAAATATTATATGGATATGGTAATTGCGGGTACGATAAATTTGGAGTAAAACACGAAGTAATAACTAAACAACAAGAACAATGACAGCAGTAGATTTTTTATTAAGACAATTTGCATTATTAGGATATGATGTGCATAAATACGAAACAATTATCAATGAAGCCAAAGAAATGGAGAAGCAAAAATTTATAGATGCCTATGACCACCATAGATGTATTGGTAATTTTGAAAATGGGGAGGAATACTACAACCAAACTTTTAAACAACAAGAACAATGAAAATAACAGTAAGAAGAAAACACACATTTGTAGATTTAAAAGTAGATGAAATTGAAACAATAATTTTTCAAAGTGATTCAAGTGAAATAGATGATACTATTAAAAATCTAAAAGAAGTAATTAAAGAACTTACAAAACTTAAACAACAAAACAATAAAACGGACCAAGGGGTGTGAGTGTGAGTTCGTATATTACAGTATAAAAGAGATAAGTTAAATTTAAACAACAAGAACAATGAAAGCAAAAGAAAAAGCGAAAGAATTATATTACAGCATGTCTTATTGGCATATGGTAGATGGTGGAACTAATGTATATGAAGCCAAAAAATGTGCACTAATTGCAGTTGAAGAAATAATAGAAATAATTTCTGGTCTAGACCCGCATTGGATGAATGAATTAATGGGCTATTGGGAAGAAGTAAAGCAAGAATTAGAAAAAATTTAAACAACAAGAACAATGACAGCAGTAGAAAAATTTATAGAGCAACTCGAGGCACAAGGCGAATCTTGGGAAAATGTAAGCATTGGAAGAATACAAATTTCAATTAATGTTGAAGACTATTTGAAGCTAATAGAACAAGCCAAAGAAATGGAGAAGGAGCAGATGCACTCAGAATATATGAGAGGTTGGAAAGATGGGCTAACTAAACAACAAGAACAATGAAAGAGAAAAACTTAGCTATTATTATTACATTGTCAGTCTTAGCATTGGCATTGTATGGATTTTTTAACCTGGTGTCATGGATTTGGCGAGGCGTATTTTAGTAACAATTTAAATAAATATAAAATGGAAAAACAAACATTTGAACAAGCGGTAAAGCCATTAATGAAATGGTTAAGTGAAAACAAAAATCCACACACTACAGCAATCGTTACAAGTAATGTAGCTGAATTAGTAGAAGGAGTTGAAGTAGTAAACACAGATGAATTTTTAATTGATTAAATTTAAACAAATGGAAAACAAGTTAAACACGGGAGCAATCTTTAAAAACACGAATAAGAAAGCTGAGAATCATCCCGACTACAAAGGAAAAGTAAATGTAAAC